GCCATAATAAATAACCCCTTTATCGCAACCTGTGGGAACAGTATTCAGGCACCGCAGCGGTGTTCTGATATAGCAATGATAAAGAAGAAAGGCCCCTTTCGGGGCCTAACTACTTATTTCTTTTTATTGATATTAGACGATTTTCTTTTTCTTTTTCTTCTTTAGCGCCTTAAAATCTGCGCCAGTAATTTTATCAGCAGGCTTTGCAGCGTTAGCAATTTTCATCTGCTTAGGGCTTAGTGACTTCTTCATTACTTACCTTTCTGGCAAGTGGAACACTTGCACTTGCAGTTCTTCATGTCGCACTTAAGAGCCATTATTTTTTGTCCTTCTTCTTCTTATCTGTCTTCTTCTTAGCATACTTTTTATTAGCAGCGGCTAGAGTCTTCATGCCATGCTTGTTCTTAGGCTGCATACAGCCACAGGTAGCGCACATTACTTACCCTTTGGCTTTGGCTTGGCTTTTGGACCCTTACCAAATCCTGGCTGACCTTTTTTCTTACCACATCCACATGTTGCACACATTGGCGTTTCCTATCTATGTCGTGCCGTTTTTTTGGCAATTGATTTTGGTTGTTTTACAAACTGCTTCCCCTTGCTATTGCCTTCTGCTTTAGCACGGTTGGTAGCAGCCTTTTCTGAAGGAGTAAGAGTATCCCACGCTTTGTCTGGTAGGTAACGCTTTTTGCCTTTAGATTCTTTGCCATCTGAAGTGCGCCATTTTTCATTGCCCCACTTCTTCAGGGATTGTTGAGATTTTGCAAGAGCCATCTTAGTTCTTATAACCTCCGCCTGCCTTCTTATACTCAGCAGCAAGAAGTTGAGCCTTACGAGCAGACCATTCTCCTGGATCTCCGCCTTTAGTTCCAGCCTTTATCTTTTTAAATAAACTTTTACGCATTCCAGGCTTGGTGTAATTACCAGCCTCATTTACTTTTGACTTTGGTTTTGCTGCTTTTTTTGGCACTCTTAACTCCTCCACTCTTTGGTACACAGTTAGGAACTCTCTTACCATTCTTTATTTTAAAACCTTTTTGAACGTAACCTTCCCAACAAGCCACTAACAATCCCACTTTCTTAGTGCTAGTGCTTTACGAGTTGGCTTACCATTCTTTTCCATAGGTCCTGGCATACCACCCATCCTTGCACAGAATGATTTACGACGGGCTGCAGACTTCTTAGACTTCTTTGCTTGCTTAGCAGATACAGGTGGCTTTAATGTTCCGCCAGTTTCACGCTTGTATGATGCACGACCTTTAGCATTTAATCCACCCTCTGGATTTTTGCCTTCTTTACGTTGCCACGCTGCTGTCTTTGCCATTATCTTCCCTGACTTCTATGAGCATTGCTCTTGTGGAATTTCTGCACGGCCTTTACGCCTTGCTTTATGGTTCTTGATCCACCTTTTTTTGTGAGATTGATTTTATCCCACTTACCTTGATTTGTATTAGTGTGATCAACAATAACGTCGCCCTTTTTATTTTTAAAAACTTTATGAACTACCCTGGCTTTTTTTCCAGGAATACCAGTAGTAAGAGTTACTGGCTTTTCTTCCTTCTTCTTATCAGCCATCAGGTCACCGACTTCTTATGCTTATAACGAATTGGGGCTTTAGGTCTTCTCACTATGCCGCCCTTCTTTCGTTTTAATCTGGCACCGCCAGCCTCGTATTTACTCTCAGTAACATTTGTTTGAATATTCTTCTGTGGCTGTTTACCAGCCCTTGCTCCAATGTTCCTGCGCCGTCTAGCCATTACTTATTCTTTTTCTTTTTCGACATTCCCGCTTCGCTCATTGCAATAGCAACAGCCTGCTTCTTTGATTTAACAACTGGGCCTTTACCAGGACCCTTCTTACCTGAATGCAACTTTCCTTCTTTGTACTCCTTCATAACTTTTTCAACTTTGCCTTTTGCTTTTTTAGTTGCCATCATCATCCTCTTCTACTTGGTCATCTAATTCTACCGCATCAAACTCAAAGAGAGAGGGGTCTAATAACTCCTCAAAATTTCCCAAGGTTAGTTTGCGTATGCTTGGAACTGAGGATCGTTTACTAACTCCTCTGAGTTGACTAGGTTGCAGTCTATAGTTACTACTGAATAACGTTCAGCGTATCTTCCACGAGGCAAGACTCTTGTAGGTACAAATACCTGATCTTGGAATACGACACGATCCTTGATGTGTTGATTTGGATCAGTAACCATTGCTGGAATAAGTCTATTTATATCTGCTACAGAAACAACAAGGCGCAGAGTATCTACTACGTAAAATCCTCGTTCATTCATTATGTTTGTACCACGCATTAATTGCGCTAAAATTACGGGCAGATCAAATGGGTCATTCCATCTACGACCTTTAGTAGGATCTTGATTTGATACATCATAAACTGGATCTACATAATTTGCGTAGTCTGCAGCAAGGGCTGCATCATCCCAAGTCCACCAGTCAACAATAGTTCCAATAGGATCACGAAGTTCATCAACCATACCCTCATCCATAGAGAGGGTTTCAAACCCTATCTTAAATCGTCCTTGGACTTTTGAACCACGCATAGGTCAATTGTGAAGGCAAGCGTCGATAGTTACAGCCTGAATTATTCAGGTTTTTTTATATTCCAGTAGGCTTGATAATAGTTTATATCTAAAGGAAACCTCTTCATATGTTTTGCAGTGGCTCCAGTGTGAGCATAAATTGGAATTCCAGCCTCTTTTACCTTTCTAAAAAAAGCAATATCTTCACCAACAAAATCATTATTTAATCCAAGTTTTTCAGCAAAAACAGGTTCATTCAAAAATTTGTTTTGTAGAGTTATGCCTACCGATCTATGCATAAGAACAAATCCCATACCCGAAGAATCAACTTCTATTACTTGATTTTCTGGAAGAGGATGTACGTATTCAATTGTTTTTTCATCAATATTATTAAATATAACAGGAAGTGGTTGCATTACTTCATAGTCCGTACTTTTTGAAACAAAGTAAACTCCAGTTACTATAGGTTTTTCTATCTTATGCGCTGTATTCCAAAGTAACTTAAAATTATCAATAGATACATATACATCAGAGTCTATCCAAAATAACCAATCAGTTGTTGTATTTTTAATCCAATGATCAAAAACTATTTGACGTTGTCTGCTAATTTGATTTCCTTGAACTCTAAAAATTTCATTCAATTTTAAATCAGATTTACCAAGATAAAGAACGAGATGGGCTAATCCTTCTGTAAATTTACCATCTACTAAACCATTGTCACACCAAGCAATAGACAAACTTTCTTCAGTATTTTTAAAACCAGACGTAATCATTTATACTCCTTTTTATTCCACCACATAGTTTTATAAATATCAAAAAATTTACTCTCTAATTGTAATCGAATTTGATGTGAAGATTTTTGATCTTCTGTAGAACCTATTTCCATTTCCCAAGAATCTCTTTTAAAAGGAATTACTTGAGCAATTGGGGTTCCCTTTGGTATAAGTCCTTCAAAGGTTGTATCATTCATTACAAATGGAAAATTTACATTATTAAAATAGGTATCTGTATCTACAATTCCTGGAAGGATAGTAAATACTGATTCTCTGTGAAATGGTTGAACAAATAAAGTTGAATATCCTTTAGGTGTTTTTATAGCCCAAGGATTATGCCATTTGGGATAACTCCTATTAAAGTGCCCGTCAGGATGGGTAGGTGCTTGTTGAAAGTTATGAAAAGAGATTATATCTCCGCTTGGCCAATTAAACCATTGCTCACCATCTTTTATAGTTACAAACACATCTACTGGAGACAGAATAATGTAGCCAGATGTAAGTGCATCAAAAACAGGCATACAACGTTTTAAAGTAGCCGTAGTTTTGCCTTCAAAATTTAAAGTTTTGGTTTTACTACCGATATATGAATCTAAATTTTTATACCAATCAGGTATAAATTTTGAAGCAGGAATTGGAGGATCTAATTCAATTTGTGTTTTATTTATAAATTTAATTTTAATTTTTTGCCCCTTTAAAATTTAATTTAAATTTATTATACTTCAACCCATTCCAATAAAGATTCATTCCAGGAGTATATACCGCCATCTGTTGGGTATGCAACAGGAGGAGCGTACATAAAAGTCTCTTGATTTAAGATCCAAGAATCAAAGGGTTTTGGTTCAATAAATCTGCTGTATTGAGCATTGTAGGTATAGTTAATACCAGCCGTTACGTTGGCTAGTACCTCTACACAAGATGCGTTAGAAGAACTTTCAGCAATAGCAAGGTTTTCAGCAATAATTACATTAACTACTGTATTTTGATTATCTAAAACTGCAAATTTTTTCATGTGTACAGTCTCTTTTCTTTAGAAGCCACGTAGAACATATATAACACCAGGGCCACCTATTCCACCTACGTTGTTACCGCTGTAGGAAGTGTTACGTCCTCCGCCACCGCCACCTGAACCGTAGCCAGTTCCATTATTACCAGCGTTACCAGGATAGTTTCCACCATTTCCACCAGTGCCAATTCCACTGCCAGCGCCAGAGCCTCCAGGAGTTCCTGAGTTTCCTCCGCCTCCGCCTCCGCCATTTGTACCATCTATAATTGATTTTGTAAGAACAGAGTTAGCATTTCCAGAACTTGTAGGGCTTCCTGCTCCGCCACCTTCAGCAGGTGATGCAGGCTGAAACCAAGTATTTCCTCCGCCTCCGCCAGATGAAACAAGGTTACCAAAGTTAGTGGTACCACCACCGTTTCCATTTGAGTTGCTTGCAGTTCCACACCCATCACCACCGCTACCGATAGTTACGCTGGTGCTGCTGTTTGCATAAACTAATTTTGCAACAGGTACAGCCTTTCCACCGCCGCAACCAACTGTGTTATTAGAGGTAAGTCCACCACCGCCACCTCCGCCTCCGCCTACTGCACAGACATAGAGTAATCCAGTTTGAGTATAAGTTCCAGAACTAGTAATAGTGTCTAGAGTTCCACTAAGTCCTGCTGGGGCAACTGTTGCGGCAGTTAAACTTATAGTAACTACTACGTCAGTTCCAGTATTTGTTTGTATATAGGCACCTATTGATGCAGTTCCAAGTGCGTATGAAACAGTTCCACCTGATGTAGTTGTTGGTGTAGTCGTTTCACTTGCAGAAAAAAAGGTAACAGTTGCATTTGAAGATGCTGGACTTGTTGTAATTGTGTAAGTTCCAGTATTAAATGTACTAAGAATTTTATAGGTAGTTAATGCAAGAGGAATAGTTGCTGAAATCTGATCATTTTGAGCAGCAGCCGCTGCTGCGGATGGAATTGGAAAGATTGAAATTCCCACTAGACTATCTCCACTCCGCTAATATGAAAAAATACTGATGTTGTAGATGCAAGTCCAGCAATTACTTTAGGTGTTGCATTTGCAGGAATCACTTGCTTTAAATCAAATCCAAATACTGAGTTAGCAGCAAGAGATACAGTTGGAACAACGTTTATACCATCTATGGTTATTGTTGCTGTTGAAGTTGATGCTGCGGTATTACTAATAACAATGTTTGTGACTACTGTTGTAGTGCTTGAATTTGGCACTGTATAAAGGGTTGTGCTTGAGGTCGCTGCAGCAGTTCTTGCTAGGACCTTGGAGGTTACAGCCATAAGTTACTGTTCCTTTCGGGAGGTATAGCGGATAGGTTAAGGCTTTTTTTAAGCCTGTGTGTCCTAAACCTATGCTAATGTGAACCCATGAATTTGGTGCATAAATCCGTATCTCAAGGGGGCAAATTAGTACCCTTAATTCTACCTCACTCAACTACCTCTGGTATGGGCTTAATGAATCCATCTATCTTTGTTGATGATGACGGTGATATCTTAGTAAATATTAGGCACGTAAATTACACTCTCTATCATTCAGAAAAAGACCAAAGATTTTTTAGTCCTTGGGGTCCTCTCTCCTATCTACACCCTGAAAAAGACCAACGGCTAGTTACGACCAACTACCTAGGCCGTCTTGATAAGGATTACAACCTAATTAATTTTACTAAAGTTGATTACTCTAAATTTGATGTGCCACCTATTTGGGAGTTTGTTGGTGAGGAGGATGTCCGCATCACGCAGTGGGATGGCAACTACTACCTGATCGGAGTACGGCGTGATACCACGCCCAATGGGCAAGGTCGCATGGAGTACTCCAAAATTGAATTAGATAAAACCAACTGGACAGCCACCGAAGTTCAACGAGTTCGTATTCCTCCTCCTGTTGATGTTAACTCGTATTGCGAAAAGAATTGGATGCCGATCCTTGATATGCCATATCACTTTGTTAAGTGGGCTATGCCTACCGAAGTTGTTTGGGCTGATCCCGATAAATCTGAATGTAAGCAAGTACTAACAAAAGAAACTCCGCCAATCTCTCCTGATCAACGTGGTGGTACAAACATAGTTGCTTGGGGAGATTATTATATTGCCTTTACTCATGAAGTTAGACTGTGGAAAAATTATCTAAATCAAAAAGATTCAACATATAGACATCGCATGATTGTATGGGATAAAGAGTTCAACTTTGTTGGACTTACGTCGTCCTTTTCATTCTTAGATACGCCAATTGAATTTTGCGTTGGCGCAGCAGTTATAAAGAAGAACCTAGTACTAACTTTTGGTGTACAAGATAATTGCGCTTTTGTTCTTGAGGTTTCTAAAAAGGTTGTCAACGGAATGATTACGGAGGCTATGTCTTATGGACATTAGAGAGTTGACTTTAAAACTGGCTGAAAATCCAGTTGATGTTGAGAATAATTTCAATCTTGCTACTGCCTACGAAGAACAACTGCAGTACGCATCGGCTGCTGGATTTTATTTAAGGGCTGCTGAATACGGGTATAAAACACATCCTCTAATCACCTACACCTCTTTGTTAAAGATGGCCTTGTGTTGGGGTGCTCAAGGAGATAGAAACCGAACTGTTTACAACAATCTCATGCAAGCAATTGCTTATCTGCCAAATAGACCAGAGGCGTATTTTTTAGTGTCTAGAATTAAAGAAAAAAACAATGAATATCAGGAGTGTTATACCTACGCTGAGATAGGGTTACTCTTTGCAACCAATACCTATAATCAGCCACTGCCAGGATATGTTGAATACAACGGTACATACTGCCTACTATTTGAGAAGGCTGTTGCTGGTTGGTGGATTGGGCGCAAAGAAGAAAGCAAAGTTCTTTTTCACCACCTATTAGATGAGCATAAGATGTCTAAAGAGTATGTTAATAGTTGTCTAAATAACTTAAAGTTGTTTAACTAATGTTTCCTAATTGGTTTAAAGATGTAGAGAAGTACTTTAGACACGTACCAAGTGTTCCACTTCGTGCACTGCAGATCGGCACCTACACAGGAGACGCCACCGAGTGGCTACTTAATAATCGAGAGATTGAATATCTAGATGATGTAGATACATGGGAGGGCAGTGAAGAGACCGCCCATAAAGATTTAGATTTTGTTTCAGTAGAGGCTTACTATGATTCAAGATTTCCAAAGGATGGAAGAATCTTAAAGCACAAGATGACCAGTGATGAGTTCTTTATTCGTAACGCTAGTTCGTATAACTTCATATACATAGATGGCGACCACACCGCCCTACAGACCGCTATAGATGGCTTAAATGGCTTTAGGCACCTGGAATCAGGTGGGGTGATGGCATTTGATGACTACCTCTGGAATTATGGCGGAGGAGAGTACAGGGAGCCCAAGAGGGGCGTGGATTGCGTTCTTAATCTCTGTAAAGGCGAGTACACAATGATTGAATCTGGATATCAGGTATGGATTGAGAAGTGCTAGATAACGCTTGCTTTGAAGTCTTTCATACTGATACTGGAAATGAATTAAGAAACAAATCTTATGAGGGCATTTTAAATTCTATGTCTTTCTTGCCTCGTCTTGGCTCTCCTACTATGTACTTAAATACTGCTGATAAGGCTGAAGCATTTATTAATCAAACACCAGAGTTTAAAGTAAATACAGTTACTGACTTCTGTAAGCCAGGAGAGACCTTCCCACCATCATCTGGAGTTATAGGAGTTTGGGCAAGTGCTTATTTGGCTTATAAAAAGTTTTTAGAATCTGACAAAGATGTATTAATAATTTTTGAAGATGACATAATTATTAGCAATAACTTTAAAACTATTGCTGATATGTATATGAGTGAACTTATGCCTATATGGGATTTCTTTTCATTCTTTGTTCCAGATGATTCACTATTTGCTTATAATCAATCTGAACACGATATTGGTGAAGAACATACTTGCAAATCATATCAACAATGGTCTTGTGCAGGATACGCCGTAAGTAGACGTGGTGCAGAAAAGGCTATTGCAGATATTGAGTTTAAAGGAATTAATTGTCCTGTAGATTGGTATATTTTTAACTTTAGAATGAAACAAGAAGAAAATCAAATAAAATTTAATACATTTACAATAAAGCCACAGATATATAGACCTATAAAGTTTTTACAAGAAGCAGCACAATACAGTCAAATTCACAACGGTAGTACAGAGTTACTTAGTAGACATCCATAACATCGTTTATAACTACCTCATCAGTAGCACCGCTAGTACCTTGAGTGCCCTGTGTTCCTGTACCCGTAGTTCCTTGAGTGCCCTGTACACCTTGTGTTCCTAATGTTCCTTGAACACCCTGAGTTCCTTGGGCTCCAATTGTTCCCTGAACTCCCTGAGTTCCCTGTGTACCGTCTACACCTTGAGTACCTTGTGTACCTTGTGCACCAGTAGTTCCTTGGGTTCCCTGAATACCCTGATCACCCTTATCACCAACACGAGCAAATGTCACATATAAATTATCATTATTAGAGATTGATAGAGTTCCAGTTACATAAGCAACTGGGACGTTAAAGTATGCGCCACCGCTCTCATGTGTGTGAGTTCCTGTAACTTGAAAGAATGCAAAACTATTTGAGTCAGTAGTTTCTGTAAACTTAATAGTTGCTTTAATTCCAGAGGTTGAGTCATCAATTGTTTGTAGTAGTTGTGAAATGTCGCTTGAATTAAAATCAAGGTTGTCTATATATAGCGCAGTTGCACTAGAGATAGTTGCATTATTAAATTTTAAATTTCCATTACCTGGATCAGTATTTTCTGTATTAGTTAAGAAGTTATATTCATGAGTTTCTCCACCAAAGTTTCCTGTAGCACCCTGAGTTCCAAGTGTTCCTTGAGTGCCTTGAGTGCCTTGAGTGCCTTGAGTTCCCTGAGTTCCTTGAGATCCTAAAGTACCTTGAGTTCCATCAGTTCCCTGCGTGCCCTGAGTGCCCTGAGTGCCTTGAGTTCCTTGAGTTCCTTGAGTTCCTTGAGTTCCATCAGTTCCCTGCGTGCCCTGAGTGCCCTGAGTGCCTTGAGTTCCTTGAGAACCTAAAGTACCTTGAGTTCCCTGAGTTCCATCAGCACCTTGTGCACCAACAGTCCCTTGCAATCCTTGTACACCCTGTACGCCTTGTACGCCTTGTACACCTTGTACACCTTGTACACCTTGAGTGCCCTGTACACCTTGTACTCCTTGAACACCTTGAATACCTTGAAGACCACCATATGCAAGAGAGTTCCAAGCAGTTGATCCGTTACCAACTTTAAATTTACCAGTATCTGTCTCTGTTCCTACTTCACCAGCAGCAAGTGTTGGGTTATTAGCAGTCCATTGTGATTCAGTACCTCTACGAAGTTTGATTGTTACTGACATTAGACTACTCCTCCACCATTATAGGAACTTGTGTATACATCACTGCCACCTGCTTCGTCTCCTCCATCGGCTACACCTGTTACGGTGTCAGAACCATCAACTTCATCTCCACCCTCAACTATATCTGCAGAAACGTTTGTTGTAATTTCAAGCCACTCAACCCCATCAAATACATAGACATTTCTTGCTTCTGTATTGTAATAGATATCTCCAACGTACCTACCTGTAGGTTGAGTTCCTACGGCAAGTACGTTGATAGGTACGAGGGCTCTTTTACTCACGTATTAAGCCTTTACTACGACCCGATAAGTTTCACCTGATTGTGGAGCCACTGCAAATCCGATAGTTACAGCAGATGTAGTTGATGCAATTACATCAGTAACTACCTCGTTATAAGTAGCATCTTGTACAGTTACTAACACATCTCGTGTTCCAAGATTGTGTGTAATTGTGAAAGTTGTTGCTGAATATGGAGATACTGGAGTAATAGTCTCTGCGTGAGTTCCAAGTTGACCAGAGGTACCTTGAGCACCCTCTGTTCCTTGGGCGCCAGTAGTTCCTTGAGCACCAGCAACACCGACAGCACCAGATAGATTTACTGTCCATGAAGCGTATGTTCCAGTACCAACTTTGCTGGTTTTATTAAATGCAAGAGCGCCAGTTCCAGGGTTATAACTTGAAACGGTACCGTATTGAATATTACTTACATCATATGCAACAGTGATGTCTTGACCAACAGAGTAATCAACTGCTAGATCTGTAACCGTAATTGTTTGAGAACCAGAAGTTCCTAATGTAAATGATGTTGTAGAGGTTGTGGAGTACTTATCTCCATCAAGACCAGATGTACCTTGTGCACCAACAGTTCCTTGAGCACCTACTGTGCCTTGAGTACCTTGAGCACCTTCAGTTCCTTGAGAACCTACAGTTCCTTGTGAACCCACTGTACCTTGTGCACCAACAGTTCCCTGTGCACCTACTGTGCCTTGAGTACCTTGAGCACCTTCAGTTCCTTGAGTACCATCAGTACCTTGAGAACCAAGAGTACCTTGGGTACCTACAGCACCTTGAGCACCGACTGTTCCCTGTGCACCTACTGTGCCTTGGGCTCCATCAGTACCTTGAGTACCTAAAGTTCCTTGAACTCCTTGAGCACCAACAGTTCCTTGAACTCCTTGAGCACCTTCAGTTCCTTGTGTACCTTGAGAACCAACTGCTCCTTGGGCTCCATCAGTTCCTTGGGTTCCTTGAGAACCAACTGTTCCCTGTGTTCCCTGTGCACCTACTGTGCCTTGGGAGCCTAGAGTTCCTTGAGTACCTTGTGCACCTACCGTGCCTTGAGCACCCTCTGTTCCTTGAGTTCCTTGAGAACCAGTAGCACCAGCATCACCAGTACGAGCAAATGTAAATAGAAGTTCATCGTTATTGCTAAAGGTTCCGTTACCAGAAACATAAGCAACGTTAATACTAAACCAATCTGGTGATTCATCTGTAACACCAGAAATTGTATAAAGAGCAAAAGTAGCAATATCATTTTTCTTAGATACTTTTACGTGACCCTTGATTGTAGATGTTGAATCATCAATAGTGGTTAAGAAATTAGATACATCATAGTTACCATCAGAAGGATTATCATCCAATGCAAGAATGGTTGCTGAGGCTAATGTAGCATTATTAAAACGAGCAAAATTATCGCCTGGGTCTGACATAGTTGTGCTAGTACTGAATGTATATCCAACTGTAATACCACCAAATGAACCTTCAGCACCTTGTGCTCCAAGAGTACCTTGTACACCTTGAGAACCTACAGTTCCTTGAGTACCTTGTGCACCGTCAGTTCCTTGAGAACCTAAAGTACCTTGAGTACCATCAGTGCCTTGAGAACCTACTGTTCCTTGCGCTCCTAATGTTCCTTGAGTGCCCTGAGAACCAACAGTTCCTTGTGTACCTTGAGAACCCAGTGTTCCCTGAGTTCCTTGAGCACCAACAGTTCCTTGTGCACCTTCAGTTCCTTGAGTACCAACTGCTCCTTGAGAACCTACTGTTCCTTGAGCACCAACAGTTCCTTGTGCACCTTCAGTTCCTTGAGTACCAACTGCTCCTTGAGAACCTACTGTTCCTTGAGCACCAACAGTTCCTTGAACTCCTTGAGTACCAGCACCAGTTGCTCCTTGAGCACCAGTAGTTCCTTGTGTGCCTGCTGCTTGCCATGCAGAACCGCTCCAAGTGCGTAAGTATCCCAGTACTGTGTCATAATAAATTTGACCAACTGTAGGGTCTGCTGGAGCAGTGGCTAAGTTTTGTATTCTTGCATTTTGTAATTCTAATTTGTTTAAATCAATTGGGGTTAAAAACTTACGGGCCATTTACATTATCTCCTTAAGATAAATACGCTTTTCCTGAAAAGGCTTGAGAGAACGAGACCGTAAGTGAGTTCGAATTTGTGTATGTTATTTCACCTTCATATATTGTACCCCCAGAGTCTACAACTGTAACGTTAGGCTTAAAGCCTAAATTATGAGTTATTACCCAAGAAGCACTAACTGCATTTTGAGTATGCTCATACGCTAACGCCTGTGGCTCTAGTGCACCGCTAGTTGTTCCAAAGTCTTGAGTGCCAGAGGGTGTAGTTATTAAGATTACGTCATTTACTACAATTGGAACAGTAGTTCCTGGTCTTACGTACTGACTCATTCTGTTACCTCTTCTGTCTTAAATATCTTTCCTCTGACGTATGTTTGAGTGACTCCGTCTTTAGTTAACTGAACATCATAGTAAGAGGTTCGAGGTAACATACGTGTCTGTGTTCCAGTGAGTGCTAATTTTAGAGTACGAAGTCCTGCTCCGTCTGCCGTACCTACTACTGGAAATGTAATTGTAAAAGTTGTTATAACTCCAGGAATACCTACTCCTAAAATATCTGCTTTTGCGGTATAGGTGTCGACTTCAAAATCAAGGACGATAGTAAACTCGTAGGCATCTCCTTCATAGACAAAGAGGTCCTGAGTAACAATTGATACTGGAGTTTCCACATTGCCATAGGTAGGAGTAGGCAGGTGGACACGGGTAGCGGCTGAGCGGTCGTCGATCTCTTGTGGTTGAAAGATTGGCACGTAGTGATTAGTAGTCTTAGAAATTCTGCGGAAACTAAAGACATCAATCTTATAAAGACCAATACCAAGTTGGGAACACAACTCTTTGTACTGCTGTTTTCTAGATTCAATCATCTGCATTAATTGTTGATAACGTTCAGACCTTGGAATTGTCACACCATCTGGAGCAAAGACGTTAATATCAAAAGCAGCATCATTAGCCAATGCATAAAGGGCTAAAGTTGATGCGTAAATAACTACGGGATACTCTTCAAGTGTAGGCATATTCTGCAGACTAACACTACGACCGTAGGCATCGGTGTGGAAGGCTGAGTGTTCTAAAAACGCTGTGCTTATGTAAGATTGAACTTCGGTTGTTGTAAAGTATCTAAAGTAGTTTCCAGCAACAATTACTGCAGCATCAGCAGCAGGTACCGTATCAAAAACAATATAACCAGTTGCTTCTTCAACCTCTACATCGTCAGATACATCTGTTCCGTTTAAGTTAACTATTAGATTTAATCCATCTAAAGGGGAGTAAGGAATTAGGTATCGGTTAGTAGTCCCATCAGCAGTAAACTGATAAACAAAAGACTTTGGGATATCGCCAATTTCAGACCGTAATCGATCCGCTAGGCTTGAAATCGTGGCCACATAACCTCCGTTAAAATTCTATGCCAATCATCTCGTGTATTAAGAATTTATTCAGCGCAAAAATAAAAAGGTCCAACTCCCAACTGGGAGGAGGGCGGGAACCAGTTGAGAGTCGGACTACT